TCTTCTCAGCCCTATTAGAGCTAAACAAAGTTATCTCACCATTTGATAAAGTAAAAGCTGCATATGAATCTGGAAGATCAAAGCCGCTATGAACTACCGCTAAATACTTTGGCGTATCTATTAAGTGAGAAGCAATAGTTGATATTGAAGTTGAGGTGTATGCTTCCTCTGTATCTGTATACAAGTATTCTCTTACTGTATTGCCACCCATTTCAGTAAAGATAGTTGCCCCATCAATAGAAGTAGGCTGAACAAACTCACATCCATATGGTGTTTGCTTTCTTATCTGAGCATTTGTAGGCGTAATGGCTTGATTTAAGTAAGTCGGTATATACAATTCACCAGTCGCAGTAAAAATCTGCAAGTCACGGTTAGAAACCATATATCTAATTTGGTTTACATCACCAGTAGCAGCAACAAGCTGAATAGAATCAGAGTCAGCAGCATCACCTACATCGAAGTTAAAGAAGTTCCCAATCTTACTCATCCAAATATTATCTGGCTCTGCTATGCTACCACCAAAACAAAGTCTATTTTCATGAAAGGTAACAGCAGCAGGATAACCTCTTACAGAAGACCAAGACTGCTCATCCCAATCCTGAGTAGGCGCATGGGTAACAATCTTAACATTGCCGCCCCCATCTTCTGAGTCATTAGAATTAGAGCCAGCAGTTATTGTATATGTATTCTCATCAATAATACTAGCTACGGTTCTAGCTCCATTTATTTGGCTAGCATTAATGCCGCCAACAGCAGAAGCCTCTTCAACTGTAATACTTTCACTGCCAGAAAACCCATGATTTAAATGAGTTACTTCTATTATCGCAGATCCATCAATTGTTCTAAGGGGATTTAAAACAGAAAGCCTAATTTTTAATTCATCAACAACAGTGCCAGTTACAACAGTAGAAGAGGTGTAACCAGTTATTTCAACCTCAGAGCCGCCATACCTAACCGTAGTCCCTACATGCCCCGATACCCAGTATGCAGAACTTGTGGTAAGGGTAACGCCTGATCCAGTAGTCGCAGAAGGATCTAGTGTTACTCCACTAGCTTGGAACTTAGAATAAGGTTGATAGGTAACTTTATTATCTGCTCTCTTATCAAAACTATAAACGCTAATCTCAAAAGCGTCTAATGCAGTTCTTGTTAGTATTCGTGGTGCGAATAACGGATGGCAGATAAACATTACATCGCCGTACTGAGCAAATGTATATTCCTGCAAGTAAACCTTATCAAATGGTAAAGCATTACTGCTAGTATCTTGAGTAATAGTTTCTACTAAGTGTAAGTCGCCAGCAGTGGTATAAGTTCCAGCGTTATCTAAGAAGAAGCAGCGAACCTTTTGGTGTTCAACAGAAATTACATAAGCTTCATTATCATCAAACTCAAACTTAAATAAGTGAGACTGCTCTTTATAAGAAGCGTTATACGTTATGCTGTAATCATACTGATGCTTTAAACCATAGCGTTTTTTAAGTGCGCCCTCAGAAGTAACAACCATGTTTTCTACGCGCTGTGCAGAAGAAACATACACAGGAGAATCGGTTCTCATTATTAAGGAATCGCTTATTTCGCCAAACTGAAAGCTATTCTGGGGTACTCTAACTTTCTGCATTAGCTACGCCTTTGACTTATAAACCTCGAAGTGTTTAGCTTTTTAGTTGTTTGTTGTTGTGAATCAAGCCTACGCGCTCTCATCAAAAACTGTTCACCCTTTTGCTCCATTAAAGAAGCAAGCTGTGCATCTCTAGCTACTGAGATGGAAAGCATAGCAGCAACTTGAAACTCTACAGCCATTGTAAAGTAAGGAGGCCAGTAAGCCTCATCTGCTCTAAAGATATAATCTGCTACAAGAACCTCAGTCTCGTTAGCATCGCAATAAGCTTTATCCCCATAAGTATCATAGATAATAGGTTCATCGTTTATTGTTATAGCACTAAGCATAATAAGGTCAGACGGAAGCTGGTAAGCTGCATCGTATCGACCAGTTGGTGCTGCCACAAGTCTGCTAATCTGTTGTTGATTTGTAGCAAAACGCCATCTTGAGTTAGTTAGTGAAGCGCGAGCAACGTCTTCATATACAGCATCAACCACATCTGCCTCTACCGTTCCTTCGTCAAACGATTGAATCGGAGAGCCGCCCATAAGAATAGACGCGCGAGAACATACTTTAATTGCTGTATTTGCTGGCATGGTAAGTCGGGGGCCGAAGCCCCCTCCCTTTATTAATCAGAGTCAGTCGCTGTAATCGCAACACCATTTACAATGTCTACAACAGAGCCATTGTTAGCATTACAATAAGCATGTGAAACAACTGGTGTACCGCCTGTAGATGTTACAACAATCATGTAATCATTTAAGGCAATCATACCAGCGGCATCATTGAAGTATCCAGCAGTGTTTACTGTAGCAATGGTATCCGTTGTGCTGTAGTGCCACAATGAAAAACCAGATGCGCCAGCTACACGGCTAAGACTTTGTGCGCTATAAGCCATCAAGTAACTCCTTAGTTGTTGTCGAGAACTTCAAATACACCGTCATCATCAATAACGACAGAACCCATAGACATCATTGATGTCGCAAGGTGCGCTACTTTCTGCGGTACATAGTTGACCTCGGTTTGAACATCAGAGTTGATTCCAATGCCTACAGCGCGAGCGTGGTAAGCAAAGTTCTTGCCGCCAGCTACTGCTGAAGTTGAGAAGATCTTAAAGCCTAAGAACTCTTTCATTGTCATGCCACCAGCAAATGGTAAGTTTTGCGGTCCAACATAATCAGATGAGGCAAACTCATCAATGTTAAACAAGTCAGCAAAACCAGCAGGAGACATAGCAAGATAGCGTTGGCCATCTTCTGGAACATCTTCTGTACCAAAGGTTTCAAACAAGCTTAGGAGATCTGCTTTCTCAATCGCTGAAGATGTATTGTGGATCTGAGTTGAATTAGCACCAGCATCCATAGCTGTTGTAATCAAAGCATCAGTTTGACGACCCAAAGCAGCAGCAGCAGATTGAGCTACAGCTTGACGTTCGTTGATGTTAATCTTCAACTCGTCTAGCTTGTCAATATACTCAGCCGCATAGTAGTCAGCCATAGTGACTTCTACATTTGTGTGCGCCAGTTCCATAGTAGAAACATCGCCATTGCGTGATTTAGTTGATGCAGTACCTTTTCCAATTACTTGGAAGCGAGCAGTTGAACCAGTCACATTGGTTGAGCGGATTGTGTTCCGTAGTTTAGAACCCATACGCTGATATGCCATGTGAACTTCTGATTCAAACTGTTTGATAAAGGCTTGGTCAATTGTATTAGCCATTTTACAGTCCTATTTTGAAGTTACAGTTGCCAACGGGTATCCACTCTTTCACTTCAACAAGGGTATCCTTTCGGGCCTTTCAGTGCGTTATGGGCCGTAATCCCCCATCGTAAACACTTTTTTGATTTAGATTGCAACGCACAAAATCAACGTACTTATGAGGAGGTGATATACTTACACCTACTGGCTCAAAGCCAAGCCACACCGCCCAGTCTATCATAATCTCATAATCAGCAAGTATGGTCATAGTCATCTGAGGCTGTGTTTGCTCTAAATAGTTAAGCAACATCTTCGACCCGCGAGCCATAGATGTGAAGTTTTCTTTAATTTTATGGGAAAACATAAAGAACATCTGCGGATAATCTTGGTCTTCGTTGTACCAAAGACCGCCAACCGCAGTAAATACTTCGCCTTCTTTGCGAACTAAATAGCATTCAGAGCATTCATACATTTCTGTAATGGCTTGCTTAATATCCAAGTGTCCAAGGATTTTAAGCTCTCTTATATTCTCATGACTTAGATTGGCAGCAACTTCATCAATGTGATCAAGAGTAAAAGGGGTTAAGTAAAACTTACCCCTCTTGAGAATCTTAACCTCCATAAAGACGCTTAAACCCTTCTTCTACTTGCTTAACATAAGCAGTGTCATTCTTATCCCAGTACCTAGGGTCTTTCATCATTTGATCTAACTCGGCTTGAGTTGTTTGACCTGTTGGCTGAGTGCCATCAGAAAACGAACCATCCTTAGTTGCCTCCATGATTGCCTCGAGAGCAAGGATTCCTTCATGGCTTTCGCACATGCGCTCAATGGCTGGCAGAGATTTCTCAGGAAAAAACTTGTTTGCAAACATAGACGCTGCTTGAATGCGGTCATTTGCATTGTCACCAAGTTTTGCTGACTCGGCCTCAAGATCAGGTTGGCTTCCATTAACAGCTTGAGCATACATCTCAATGCCCTTTTGAAACTCTTCTTGCCCGTAGCCATTCTCAAAGGAATGCTCAGACCACCATTGTAGTAACTCATTGTCTACAGCAAGATCGTCATTAACAATATCAGGAAGCTGATAATCCCCAGAAGAATCAGGGCGATCACTAAAGGCCTCTGTTTGTATTTCTTCTAACAATCTATTTCTTATGTCTTCTTCTTTACCACCCAGCTTTGACTCAAGCTCTTTATAGGCTTTAGCTAAGTCTTCACCACTGCTATACTTCTCAGGCAACCACTCAGGGCGCTCTGGCTGACTGTCTTCCGCTACAACAAAGTCACGCTGCTCTTCTGCTGCTGGCGCTTCACTGCTTTCCATCAAGCTCTCGCTCATTTGTTTTTACTCCTATGTGAATGTGCAATACGCTGCTCAATAAGGCCAACTATATAACGCTGGCCCTCTATATGTCGCAACTCTTCCGTAGTCACATTAGGCCCGTTAACCATTTCTATGGTAATAGAGCGCAAATAACGAAGAACTTCCTTGCCTGTTGGTGACTCAAATATCTGAGAAATATTCTGACTTATCTGAACATCTTTGTCAGAAGCCCTCTGTATTCCGTCTAATCCAATGTTAACCTTGTTCGGCAACCATCTGTCCTTGCTGTTGCTGCGCCATCTGCTGCGCTAATGCAGCTATTTGTTTACGCTGTTCTTCATCACGAATCAAGCTCTCTGGCACACCAAATTTTTTCGCAAGGTGAATTGCTGTTTGTTCACCGTCAATTAGAAGCTGCAACATCTCTGGGCCAAAGGCTCCACCAACCAACTCAAGGAAGCGAGCAACGCTAGAAATGTCTTGATTTGATTGAGCTTGTGCAAGCGGAGAGACAGAACGGACTTTAACCTCCCGCCCATTTACTGTAGGAACTTCTATGCGGCCCTGCTTCTTTAGAATGTATATTACTCTTTGAAGTACGGGCTGCACGAGTTCTGCTTGCAATCGACCAAATGCAGATCCCATTCTTCTAGCCAAGTCGCCCATACGTTCAGCTACTTCAGTTGCAGTAGCGGGAGTTTTGTCTGGGTTTCCAAGCATGTCATTGTATAGCGCACGTTTAATATTCAAACGCATGTCGCTAAGAACAAGCTGAGCTACGTCAAAGCGACCAGCAGCTTGTATGGGCTGAAGGCCAGCAGACCCCATAGCTTTCGGTATGATTGATCCGGGCACTAAATTAATCGTGTCAGGGTTGATTACGCCATCATCTTCCATCTGATAAATCCCAGAGATAGACATCTGTGCATTCTCAAGAATAAGTTCAATTGTAAGATTCGTAGTCTTAATAGCAGATAGGGCATTAAGCAGTGGGCCGCGCCCGTAAATCTCACCAGCGCATTTACCCCAGCGAAAGCAAACAAAAGGATTAGAACCAAGCCCAGTCATTTCTTTTGCATGCAGCATAGTTTTAGTGGTCATGCAGATAGCATAATGAAAGTAAGCTTCTTGATTTTTCTTAGAGTAGTCGCGGCAAACAACCTCAAGCACAGTCGTTTCACGCTCAGATCCCATTAAGGATGTAACCTTCTGATCAAAGTTTCCCTTAGGATACATGATAGGAAGATGGTCAAACTTAACCTTCTTTCGCTCACGATAGACATGATCGATCTTATCATCGGGACCGGTGTCAAGGACTACATGAGGAAGCGGTATAGCTGAGAAATTTACAGGATTAATTGCATCTCCCTCTTCTACGCACAAGACACCAGTACCCACAGCCAAATCCATGAAGGATTCATGAACCTCTTGGCTGAAATTAGAATTCTGAAGAACCTCGAATACATACTCAGTTACTTCATCAAGCTCGTTATCTACAGCCTCACGCTGATCGGGCGGCACTTCACTGCCAGCCATAAGATCAGCCCAACGAGCAAAGTTAGGAACTAAGCCAGACTGTAAGCGACTAGCAAACTCCTGCACACCAACTACCGCAGTCTCATCAAAGATCTTATCATCCCTGCGCTGCCCAGCTTCTTCGTAATAGAATGACTCACGTTGAGGCAAAGCATACTCATAGCATTCCTCAAACAACGGAACCCAGTTCTCACGAAAGGCTTTTGCCTTCTGATAACTTTGAATATATTGCTTTGCTATATCAGCCATTAGCCAAACCTACCTAAGAATCCACCGCCAGAAGCACGGAATAAAGAGCGCCTTCCTGCGCCACCGCGCATACCGCTTCTCTGCGTTTTGCCCTCTAAAGCTGTAGAAATATCTTCTCGCTTTTGCTTAGCTTTTTTCTGAATCTCTTCAGATTTAGCCGCTTCAGCTTCTATACGCTGCTCTGCTGCTGCTTCTTTTTCGGCCTGACTCGGACCACCACCGCCAAAACACATATTAATCTCCTTTGTTTTCTACTCGTAAGCATAGAAGGGAGCAAACATCAATGCACAAAAAGTTATAGCCTAGACCAAAAGCTTGGTTTGTTTCTTTGCTTTGGGCCTCTACTAAACACATCAAAGTTGCGCTTGGCAATCACAGGCTTGGCTGGTCTTTGGCTATTCATTAATGCTCTACCCTCACCAGCGCCTAAAAATAAATACTGGGCTGCATCATGAACGTGGCTAAACATATTCTTATCTGGTTTGTCTGCGTATCTTTCGCCGCTTACTTCCATACGCTTATAGGCATAACCACCCTCAAAGCCCTTAATTAACTGG